AATCGTATTCCCTGCCGTATTTATCCGTTATGTGAATGTAATCAGCCATACGGATAAAACGCATAACGTCGCAAAGGAACTCCGGTGCCAATATCGTACATTTAAACGTTTTGACTGATATTTGTTTTTCCGGAAAAAAATACCCGTCCCGTTCTTCGCCGTCCTCCTCAAATTCATAATCCGGTTTTCCTAACTCTGTACAAAGGTACAACATATTTTTAAAATCCGGGTTTTTATATACTATTTGCCCAGCGTCAAATACCAAATTTTCAATATCCCACCATTGTATTTTTAAGTAACCGGAAACATCTTGTACGGCCGTGAACATTTCAGAATACCATGTTTGCACGCCATCCGATAACGTCATATAATATATTCCGTCCAACTGATTTAATGGCATGGGTAATATTGACGGGTACAATATAACATCATAACCCAAAGTTTGAAACCGTACAATCTGCAATCCGGTTTCCCTCATGTACGTTGTTATGTTTGCAATTAGTTTCCTGGTTTTATCGTACAACATTACTGACGTAACATTATTTGACCGTGTGTTTCTAATTATTTGAAACGGCAACAATCTATCAGCCGGGGCAAATAACGGATAAATTGCGCCGTATGCGTAACTTTTACGGTGGTTCTGTTCATTTATAGTCGTGTACCACGGTAAAACGCTTGTATTGTTATTCTGTATCATATTTCAACGTTGCTTTAATATTTCTACTACACAAATTTACTGAAAGTTTATCAACTTGACCGTTACCGATATACGTTTTTATTAGCTGCATCGGGTTTGGGTCGTCATTCGCCGGAAAAATAAGCGTTTGTTTCTTCTTTCTCTCAATCCCGTATGCGTCTGTTTCGGAACCGTTTATTGATACCCAACGGGCGGGTAAATCATACAACCAATAGGTCGATTGCAGATTAATAAACGCCAAATATCCGTTTTGCAAAAAGTATTCAACCCCGTTGACGGTTTGACGTGTAAACGGTAATGTCCATTGCGACCCGGACGTTGGCGGAACGGCGGCAAATAAGGCGAACCCGTCCGAACTCATGTTGCCGGGGTTTAGCAACATCATGTCAATATCCGACGTGAAATTAGATACGTTTACGTCCTCAATCTTTCCGGGCGTTACATACTTGCTAATTACCTGTATCGGCAAACCCTCAAACGCCGCCGTAACGTCGTCCATCCACTTAAATTGGTAACGTTCCGGCAAATCGACCTTATCAAACGAATATTCCGACGTGTTGAACGCCCACGGTTTCCCGTTGCGTGAATTCAATTCCTTTGTCAAATCGTGGCTTAACACAACCTCGCCGGAATAGGTACCGCCATTGCGGAAATATTGGATATGCTCAATTTTAAATCTGCCGTTCTCAATGAACCAATAGCATTGGAAACAATCCCGTAACATATTGGTAAATTGTTGTAAGGTCGTCGGGGCTTTTTGTGCGGGTTTCTGATATTCGCCGTTTATAATGTTCGTTTTCTGCGATACAAGCAACCGGAAATTCAACCCGGATATTGGATTGTTTCCCCCGTATAAAAATTGGCTATATTTCGCCGTGGCTTCGTGCGTAATTCCGGGTGCAATTTGATTGAGCAAAACAGATATACAAGACGAAACCAAGAACGTATCCCGCAAAGTATATTCTTTCCGGGCTTTTTCCTCTAATCTCCAATCCATTAAATAAAATCCAAACCATAACGACGCATAACGCCACGTTGACCGGGCGATTGGATAAAACGTTTGTCTGTATGTGGAATAAGGGGGCGCAAAATACTTTCCGCTGTCCGCTAGTCCCCACTCGGTCGGGGTATCTGAAAATTTGTTTGAAATAAACGCCACGTCGACTGCGTAACCAATCACATGCCTATAATTACGATTGTTATCTACTATATCATCGGCGGGTAATGGATATGTATTTGAGTCGTTTATTCTCTCCACATCGCATAAATACCGTGCATATATATTATAACTTTTCATATCAGCGTGCATTGTCCCGGTTGCGCTGGAACCATTGGCGGGGACGAAATCAAATTCTAACGTATCAAATGGCGACGTTGTTGTTTTTGCGTATGCAAACAACACAGCATCATCTGAACGGCGGCGTATATCAACCATAGCCAACCCAAATGGCGTCCCGTTAATTCTTTGTTGTGTCACATGAATATAATACAAATTGTTATTTGCCGGGAATAAATTACCGCTAAATGTGTCAGTACTTGAATCCTTTGCCATACGTCCCGTATATAAACCAGCAATATCGGACGGCGTACCATTTGCAGTAACTTGTATTTCTTTCAATATATTACATAAAGCAAAATGATAGGTTTGTACTAATGTGTTTTGGTCGGTCGTGGCGTTTGCACCTTGCTCCCAATTCGTACCGCCTAAAAAACACGAAACGACGCTATCGCCCGGCACATATATTTGAATTAATGGACGCTTGTTTATTGTTATCCGTTGAATTGTCGGGGCTAATGTTATTAGATTATATTCTTTTTCTAACCCTGCCAATACATCGTTATAATCGTCGATTACGTCCGGTTGTACAACAACCTTTTTATCGTAATCGGTAAACGTGCAATCGGTTTTCATAAACTTGCCTTGAAAGTATTGGGACCATGTACGCCCGCCGTCGTCGCTCTTTTCAATGCAATACAAAAATTCATTGTCGAACGATTGACGGTTTATATAGTCGTAATCATCCCGGACAAAGGTAATTTTGCCGGATAATTTGGCACGATAAAACCGTTGGTTGGTTTCTAATTCGTACTCCTTTGCCAAATCGTCCTTATAAATCGGATGCACGGTTTGACCTTGTAAGACGTTCGGGGCGTCCAACGTTCCCAATCTCAACCATGCCGTCCCGTTGGCGTATTGCGCTTTGCTTACATCAAACCGGATATATGCGGCATCGCTTGGTATGTCAAATCCCGTATTTGTGGCGGCCGGGTCGCTTCTCCAACCGCCGATAATCTTTTTATTGCTATCGTAAAATGCGCCCCCGGCTTGCGGGGTGTAATTCTGAAACAATTTGCGGGGGTACACATTCCGAACCGGGACAAAAGTACGGGTATAATAGAAAATTGTATTATTCCCGTTTATGTTCCCGGTTGTGTTAATTATCTTCCCGTTCGCTAAAAACGCATTTACAAATGAATGTCTATAAATCGGGTTCATATCAATTTTTAATTTTACGTGTCAAATTCTTGTAAACCTCAATAACATTGCCGTTGCCATCGACGTAACGACGGCGGCGGTTTTGTTCCTTAATCTCCCTTACATCGTCTTTTAAATCCCGCAAATCCGGTGCGTTATTTTGTTGAACCGTTACATTAATGCCGTCGGTATTGTAGGCATTAAGGTACTTTTGGGGGAATGTTCCCCGGTTCAGACTGTTTATTACGTCCGGGATCAAACGACGGAAACGGCGGGAATTACGTTTATTGATAACGGCGAAAAATTCCCCGCCCTCGGCACGTCTCCGGGTTCCATCCGGTTTGGTTCCTAAATCCACGTCGTCCCCGGATTGGTGGGAACCGCCCGCCAACAATTCAACCGTACCATCGCCGTAACTTTCCGAACCCCCGGCGTTGGCTGATTTGGATAATTGGGCGGCTTTGATTTTGGCGGCGGCAAAGGAACCCCACATTATAGCAATTGCCGGGATTGCAAACGGGAACCCCAATTGCGACCAAATCAAAGCGGACGCCGTTACAAGGTTTCCAATTTGTTGTATCGTTTGTATTGCCGCCTGTTCTTTCTGTGCCTTTTGTTGCTCCTTTAGGGCTTTTTCTTGGTTCTTTTTCGCAACGTCCAATTCCTTTTGAGCCATTACAACGTTATTGGCGTAACCGTTCGCCCGTGCCTCCAATTCCGCATCTAATCGGCGTTGGCTTGCGTCAACCTCTTTGTCGGCGGCGGAAACGGCGGCGTCGGCGGCTTGTACCTTTGCATCCAAAAAACCGTTTAATTGCTCAATGGCAAAGGAAACGGACGTATTTATTGCCTCCTTTTGGTCGTCGTCCAAATTCAGCCCGAACAATCCGTATATGTCTTTACCCCGTTCGTCGCCTTTGCTTTTCTCAATTTTTTTGTCGATTTTCGCAATGGTATTTTCGATTGTCTTAACCTCGGCATCCGTCATTTTAACCCCGGCGGCTTTGTTCAACTCTAAAATCTTTTGCAACCGTGCCTTTTCTTGCGCTAACCGGAACCGGGTTTTGCGTTCCTCGGAATTGCGGATTAAATCAAACTCGGACGCCTCCAACGCTTGTGTTTGGTCGAATAGCATTAACGCCCGTTGTTGGTTTAACTCGGTCGTTTGCTTCAATACCTCGGCATCATATTTGGCGTTAATATCCGTCTCGGATTGGCGCACATCCTCGGCTAATTGCCTGTTTTGTGCCAATTCGATTGCCCGTTGTTGCTGTAACAACTGAATACGCAAATTTATTTCCTCCTGCGAACCCTCACGGGCGGCGTCTAATTGTAATTGCGTCCGGTCGGCGGCGGCTTGCATCTGGTCTATTGTAATCTGGTCGTTCAATTCGCCCAAACTCTTTGCGTATTGTTGTCTCAAAAGTAATTGTTGGTTAAGCAATTCGGCAACTTGCGTTTCAGTTAATCCCCGCTCGGTTTCTAACCGGGTGTTAATGTCCTGTATTTGCCTTTCATACTCAACCCGCAATTGTTCCCGTTGCTTTTCCGCCCCCTCTGCCATCAATGCAATTTGGGCGTCCTGCGTTGCCCGTTGTGCGGACAATTCCGCCGCCCGTTGCTGGTTGGCAATATCTACCATATCAACCGCCAATTGTTTCCGTAATAAAACAATTTGGCCGTTTAACGCTTTGCGTGCCTTAACCGTTAAATTGGTTTCCGTCCTCAACTGGAATCGTATGTCGGCAATCGCACGGGCATTGGCGGCTTGACGTTGCGCCCGTTGTTGGTCGAATGAATTTTTAATTAAGGCAATCCGGGCGTCCTCGGCTTTGCGCAATATATCCGTTTCCGCTTTGGCGGCGTTCCGGTTTTCGTTTGCTCTTTGGGCGGCTTGTATTTTCCTTTCGGCGTCCAAATCCGCCCCCTCGGTTTTTAGATTAACGGCAATGTCAACCGCCCGCCCGGTATTATCTATTTGACCCTGTACGGCTTCAATTGCTTCATCAACCTTGGCTTTATCAATTTTACCGTCTAAATCAACATCAATATAAACTTTCTTATCCCCACGGGCTTTGGCGCTATTCAACTGCAATAACATAACGTTCAATTGCTTCAACTTCTCCCGGTTTGCCTCCAAATCGTTTAATTCTTGACTGTAAAAACCAACGCTTTTATTATGCGCCTTTGTGCGCTCGGCTAATATTTCGTCCTCAATCTTTCGGGTTTCAGACAATGAAGCGTTACGGGCTTTAGCAATGTTTAATTCCCGGTTCAATTGGGCGACACGTTCGTTGCTGACCCGGTTCATTTCGGTTGCCTCGGTTTCCAAATAATCCAACCACGCCTTTTGCGCCTCGTTAAGTCTTTGTTGGTTCTTTGCCGATTTGTCGGTATTAGATGCAAACAGAACTAAAGCCCCCACAACCGTAACCAATGCCAACGCCAAAAGAACATACGGATTTGCGGCGGCAATCAGATTGAAAGCCTTTTGCGCAATTGTAGCCGACAATGTTGCCTTTGTTCCCTGCATGGTAACAAGGCGGTTATAAACTTGCGCTTTGTTCAATGCCGCCATTTGTAGCCGGGAAATACCCAACATAATTGCGGATTGTTTTTGTACTGCGTTTTGTATGGCTTGCACCCCGGTTGTAATGGCTATTGCTGCCTGTAACTTCTTTTGCGCTTCTTGTACGCCCTCACTTTCCGCCCCGAACAATTCCATTGCCCCGGTAAATGCGGCGAACCCACCTGACGCACCAGCCGCCAAACCCAATACGGCATCCAAATTGGACGTATCGGACGCCATGCGGGTAATTTCATCGGTCGCATCCTTGACCGCATCCCGTAATATTGCGGTTTCTTTGCTCAATTGCTGATATTCTGCAGTTCCTTGTTTGCCCTCCAATCGTAACAATGCTAATTGTTTCGTTTGGTTCTCTATTTGGGTCGTCAAACCTTTGGCGGCATCGGAATAGTTACCCACGTTCAACGACGTTTTCCCGGTCGCTTCCTGCAACCGTTTCATTTCCTCGTAAATCGCTTTTGTTTCGGCAACCAATTTGCGCCCCTCCTCGGTCGCCTCCCTTTCCTCAACCGTCATATTATTGAGGTATATTTTATTGATTGAGTATTGGGCGGACAAACGATTATATGAACCCTCGGCGGATTGGTTCAACCGGGTTGTCAACTTGTTTAATTCGTTCGCCTCTTTTTGCGCTTGCTTCAATTCGGCCAACCTTTTTGCGTTCTCGCTTTCCGCAAACGCCAAATCCTTTGCCGCCCGTGTCAATTTGTCCGTATCGTCGGACGCCCCCCGGATTGTTTTACGTCCGTTTTCGGTCGCCCCGCTTACGCCCTCCAATGCAGCCTTGACCGTTATCGCCTCACTCTTTATATTTTTTAGAGTGTCCATATAGGCGTCGGAAAGTTGGTCTAACTGATTGATCAACTTTGTAATCGAATCGTCCGGGCTTACAAGGTCGCTATATTTTATAGGGTTGTTATTATCTGCCATACTTAACGTTATTTGCGGGCAATCTGCCCCGTATTGAATTATCTTTTCTTTTCCATGTAGTTAATCAACCAAAGAAAAACAACGCCGCAAATCGCCTTATTTGACGCCGTTTTTATTTTTGGTCGGTTTCAACAACTCCTTTATCCGCTCAAATGCGTTGTAATACTCCAAAACGGTGTATTTCTTTGGTTCCGGTACGTGCAAATGTTGCGATATGGTTAAACACATATTTTCAAACTGTTTGTCGTACTGAATTTCCATGTTATCGGAACCGCTAAAAACAACCGGGCGATTATATAACAACAACATCGTCGTTATTTTATCAATTTCCGCCCGTTTGTCCTCTGTATCGCCGTTTATAATCGCATCCAACATTAACATTGTCCGGTTACGCAATTCGTCGTAATACTCTTTAATCGTCGCATCGTCGAACATGCGGGGGAAATACATTTGCAATTCATCATCTATTTTTTTTTTGACCGCTTCCATTTGGGCGGTCAACTCTTTAATCGGAACGTCGCCGAACATATCGACGACCTTTTGCAACCCGTCGTCGGATAAATCGTTGTACGGGGTTCCGTCGATTGATTTGACCAACACGGCAAACGCCAAACATTTCGGGCTTAACCCGGATTGAATGAAATACACGTTTTGCCGCATATTATCCAATTCGATTGCCGCCAATTCGGGGGTTTTACTCCGGGCGTATCTTATCGCCTTTTCAATATGCGTGTCGAAATCCTGCAAATCGGAACCAATCCCGGCATCAACCAACAACATTTTGTTGTACTTATGAAATCGCAACATCGGCAATTCGTCGATAGCGTCGTATATCTCAACGGTGCGTTCTCCTATCTTAACGGTTTTCATAGCAAAAAACGGGTTATCATTGTGGAACAAAAGGGAACCAACAACAACGTCGGGTCCCCGGTTATAAACGCCAAAAGGATTGCCAAAGCAACCCCCGCCCAAAAGGACAAACAGAAATCGCAATTAAACATCTTTGCGAAAAACTCGTTGCCGTGGACTTGTACCCATTCGATAACCTGCCATTTGCGTAACAAGGTCAAACCGGATGCAGCAGCCAAAGCAACCACGGCCGTATAAAATAAAAATGCTTGCATACACTTTGTTTTTAATGAGTCAAACACGTTTCATCAATTCCCAATTCCCCGGCAAACCGGAACCCGGCGAACGGGTGCATTAAAAATTGATTGTCTATTTCGTCCAAAGTGAACCCGGCAAATATGTTTTCCGCCTTTGCGTACACTCTGTTTATTGCCATGGAACCGGAACGCAACCAAATACCGCCATTCAATACCCGCATGATTTGTTGTTTGACCGCCTCCGTATTCCGGTTGTTGGGGTCGTTGGTTATCGTGCGCATATCAAACCAAAAGATAACCGAAAACGGCGTTGTATATTTGTTTTGTTCGCCGGGGAACCAATCAATTTGTTGCGGGTCGTCCAACACGAAAAACGAAAAATTCCCTATATTACTATCCGGGGCAATCAACATATATTCATTGCCGCCGACGTAAATATTGGGCGTATAATGTCGTTTTCCTTGTATGGACTTGACCAACCGTTCCGAACGTCCAAAGGAATAGTTAAGCCACGGCAACCCGTCCGCCAATCCCTTTTGAATATTTGCAATAACCCGGTCGAATAATTCCGGGTTCTTTATAATCGGTATTCGTTCCATATTAAACCGCTTGTTTTCTTAATTCCCAAACTTTGGTAACGGCTTTTGCAATTCGTTTATTACGTGTGCCGTAATTGTTGTTATAACTATTATCGCAC